GGAATTCTCCAGGTTGTAGCGGATCGTCGTCGTCTCTTATCCGTAGCCCTCTTGCTTTGAAGCCTGCGGGCAGATTTGAGAGCGTTCCAGCGTCAATAAGCTGCCTTAAAGCTGCTGTAGCCGTTCTGGAGAGCCCTCCGATGGTATGAATGAGCCCTAACCCATAAAATCCGAAGCCTGGGAGGAACTTATAGTGAACAAAATATTGAATCTTGCGTTTTTTCTCGTCATTTTCGTCATAATTGCGTCGAATCGACAAAACTGCGCCATTATCTTGACTTATTGTCACCACATACGGGACTTTGATGCCCGTTTCCTCGCCCTCTTCGTCTACTTCTTCATACCCCTTCAGGTCTAAATTGACATGACATTCCAGTAATGAGCAGTCGTAATCAATATTAGACGGCGAAACGCCATCTATGTTGCTCATTTCCTTCGATATGTCGTCTTCTTCCGTTTGTGAGGGTAAAACGGGAACATCCAGATAAAAGCCTGAGATTTGCTTCTTCCGTAGCTCGTTCGCAGGCATACGAATGACTTGCGTGATGTTGGGGCACGTTTCGAGGTCATTCGCCTCGTAAGGGACGATGAGATGCTCGGCGGGAACAAACTTGCTTACCGCACGATCTAAGCTCTCGTCATAATAGACCTTCTTAAAGGTGCTTCCGGCCAGAGGCAGATAAAACAGCATCTGGTCAAACTCCGGCGTGTATTCCTCCATCACATTCATAATGTAATAGTTCATAAACTCCTTGACGCGGGAGGCTTGCTCCTCCTTCTCCCGTGACATGGAGCCCATGACCACGGTTCTTACCGGTCCCGAAGGGGGCAAAAGCTCGTTGAACGCCTGTGCCTGAAATTGCGTGGCCGCTTCAGCCAAAAGAGGATGCGTCACGCCTGTCGCGCCCCTGAAAGGATCCGATCTCTCCTCGTACTTGAGACCAAGAAGACTTAGCCCATTGGAATAGGTCTCCTCCCAATCGCCGCGAGACGAACGATTGGCCTCAAATTCCGCCATAAGCTCGTTGGACAAGCCGCCAAGCTCACCATCATCCAGAAACTCCGCAAGGTTGGAAGAAAATTCTTCCTCCCCGCCGCGAGTCTCCTCCGGATCAAAATCAACTAGAGCGCCGCCGTCCTCGGAAATTTGTATTTCAATCTCTTCCGGAACGTCATCCAGAACAGTGGAAAATGCGCCGGGAACAGCAAACTCTACATCTTCTTCTATCTCAATAAGATTTGGATCGTCGTTTTGCCGTTCCACTAACGAAACCGGAAAAGGCTCTCTAGCCATTATTTATCTCACTTCTTAAAAGCGACCGCCGCGTTCCTTGACAACAACTGCTATGACCGCAGCCGCTACACCAACTGCGCCAACCCACGGCTGACCAAGAAAAGCCGCCAAACCTACTAACACGGCAGCACCCGCTGCCCAGGAAGAAGGCTCCTTGGCACGTTCCATCACCCATTCGCTAACTGTCACAAACATTGGCTTCTCCTTCGTTTCTAACTAGTGCTTTCTAGACACGATACGTCGGCAAAAGACCGTTGCCATTCTCCTCAGACATCTTGTGTCCGCAGTCACACTTATCCGGAGTGCAGTCGCACTTCTCCGGAGTGCAGCTTTCGCAATCACACTCGTCACCGCATAACTGACACATGCATTCTTTACAAGCCATCACGCCACCTATTTTTTCTTCCGCTTGGTCTTGGACTTCTTCCGCTTCGCAGCTTGTCTCTCACGGGCCAACTTGGCCTGTTTCTTACCCTTCTTGGTATATGGATAATGCGTGGAGCCAACCTTCGGCATGACAAATCCTCTCTCAAAAAGTAAAGAGCTACGCTACCACACTACGGTTCATGTTCCTAGCCACACCGCATAAACCAGCTACGCCTGGATTGGCACCTGGGCCATGGTCCGTGAGCCGTGGCTCTTTAGTCATGGGATGCGGCTTGCCAAACATACCCCGCGCCTCGGGGGCCATGGACACCAGACCGCCGCCCGCGAACTTAGTCAAACCAGCCCGTACTTTCTTCAGCATTTCCGGAGTAAGTTTAAGACTGTGCATTTTTATGAGCCCACGCTCAACGTCCACTACACCAGACTGAAGAGCAATCGGATCCTTTGCAAGTTTATTTATTGTTCGCGTATCAACCTTACGCCATACATAGCCAATAGCTTCCTTTGCGGCCTTTTTGCCTATTAAAGGCTTCAATATTTGTCTGAACGTATTGGCGATAGTCTCGTCATAGAACCTAAGATTCTTTTGATGTTTTCCAAAGGGGATGCCGAGTTGCTTGGTGCCGCCGTAAGTTTCCCCGCCAAGTTCGATTTCCTCACGTCCTGGATTCATATCGACGGCTCCAGAGTCCGTCTCTGCATCAAGAGTATATACAGACTTAAAGTCTACAGGAGTGGTTCTAGGTTTCTGCGCCAGAAGTCTTTCTGTTACCTCTTTCCCAAGATACTTGTGTAGATTCTCTCTGGTAGCCCACTTAGTCTCCTCTAGTAACTCACCCCTTTTACCGTAGACAAACAACTCTGCTCTGCCTGTTTTTGGATTCTCATAAAAGTGTATGCCTTCGGCATATCGTCGTCCTGTTCCCATCCTCGCGACTTGTATCTCACCAGGAGTCCAGGTCAACATATCGTACTCTTGTCCTTTAGGAGGAATAGCCGCCTCTCGTAACCAATGTTTGAGCATCAGCCCCGTCCAATGTTCTTCTCGTCTGAAAGGCATATCAGGAACTGCTAAACTCGATTCTTTAAGGGGCCTCGCTTCTTCCTGTCTTATAATCTCCGTCTTGTTACGCTGAACAGTCTCCCATTCCGGATGTTTTTTCTGTTCTGCGGCTAATTTAGCCCAATAACCATGGGTAAAAGGGCCTGACGACTTTCCATGTAATCTTTCAGTAATACCTTGACTCTTTAAAGATTCCCTGGCTTCTTGGCTAATAGCATCTTCCCTTCCTACCCAATACGCTTTGTTTCCCCCTTCGACTATAATGTCCGGAAGCATAAATCCCGAAACTCCTGAAGGCTCATCCCCGCCATAATCTAACTCTGTGGCCTGTCCCCCTTCTTGTGCCCAATCCGACTGTAAATCCCCGGTTAGCTCAGACACCGTTATTCCAGGATCCATCTGGATATAAGTACGATCTTTAAGATCAGGCGTTTCAACTCCTGTAAAAAGGTTCTGTCCAGAAACGTCTTTTAAACGAAGCCAACCAACAGTATTTCTCCGTTTATAGTGTCGATCTCTATAACTAACTCTTTTTGCTGCCCTTGATTTTTCATCCAGTTTATCAAATTCACTTTGCTCAACCGGGGTTATAGTTCTATAATGCCTCTTTGATTTAAGAAGTTGCCAACGAGCTTCTTCTACTTCCGAAAGACCCCCTCCCCATTTAGGTATACCAAGTAATATATCGCGGGCATTTGTTCCCCCAGGAAGAGTGCTTGATGCTTTAGGTGTTCTGTAACGTTCCGGATATCTTTCCATGTCGGACATCAAGCGTTCATTTTCGGCAATCTTTTCCCTCAATAACGTAACTTCGTTAACGAATTTGTCTGTTTCAGATCCACGGGGCCATAAGCTGGTATCCAATTTCTCTATCTCACTAAGGGCCTTTTTAAGTTGATTGGTCTGTATTGAAACTTCAGAAACAGTAGGGGCATCGTACCGCGTCTCTATAACCTCGATATCATTAGCGCGAACATGCTCTAATATTTCTTGCTTTGTTACGCTGGTGCGTCCTGTCTCCTTCAACCATTTTAGCCAGTCTTCTGTATCCGACCACTTCATCTCAACATCCTTAACGTTTTTACTCAGGTAGTTAAGGGCATCCTGTGGCGTCAATTTTTCCCCCGGCATATCCAAAGTAACCTGCTCTAACTGACTATACAGACCTATCTCGCTCCGTTTAGCTCGAAGATCCATTCCCGGTTGTCGGGCCTTCTGAAGAATAGAATCCAACATGGGATCCTCTTCATAAGGCGTGGGCCTTGTCATGTTTCTAGCCTCGTCAGCTAGAGCGGCAACGCCAGCAGGGGGGCGGTCAGCAAAAATTATGTCGGCAAGTATGTTTGGCTGATCCCGTCTTTGCTGCCGCATCCAATTATAAAAACTACTCGTAAGAGCATCAAGA